TAAGATAGACAAAAAGATAGGCAATCTGCCTAACTTATTCCCTGCCCCTACCAATATCGTCATCAATGTGGTTAAGCCCCGTTCGATAGTCGACATTGCGGTAGACAGGTATCGTAAGGATACCATTGATCTGCAAAAGTATTATCTGAACCAGCTGCAGACTGCACTCCAGACATATTTTCATCAGATGATGATGGTTATGGCTGAAACGAACCTGCCCAGCATCGACAACTTATCCATGGACTATGACGGCAAAGCTGTAAAAATTCCTGCTGGCCAGAACCTTGAGCATCTACATGACTACATTGTGCGGTCGCAGGTTATGCGGGAACAGAAAACCCGATTATTCAAGAAGACCCACAACGTAGACCAGACCGTTATGCATATGAGATACTGGCACGTTTCCGAAAAGGAGCGCGAGCGCTACTATACAGAGAAATACGGCGATAGCGCCTCCTACCTTGATTCCGAAGCTAACTCAATACTTCGGAATAGCCGTAGCCAGTATGACAAACAATATGCCCAGTCACTCTACGATATGTATAAGTACCTCAACAGCTCCGTAATAGTGATAAAGGATATACTCGACATGTCCTTAAACGAATCTAAGGCAAAAGGACAGCTATTAAATAAAGGCGTAGATATATTTGCTGTGACCAAGAAAAAGGTCAATGTCAATGATGCAGCTAGTGGCGGAGCTGGAGATAGCTCTAATGGCCTCAAAAATGTACAAACAGTAGACGACAAATCAAAATCTACGGCCACTACGTCTACAAGTACAAATTCTGATCAGACAAAAGAGAAGTCAAAGCAAGCTGCTGACAACATCAGCAAGAAAACAGGGAGCAATTAATGAAATTAAGCGACTTAATGTTTTGGCGTGTACCGCAAAAGCATATTGAAGAAGTCACAGAAATAAAGGAAGCTGGCGGCTCTACTGGAGGGCAGATTAGCCAAGCGAACATGAAAAACTTTGTCGTAAAGGCAGTGGGTTTTCAGGGCGAAGGCAGTGATGATTTTGCCTCTCCTGATGTTGACCTTTCTCAGATACGGGATGCTATTAACGGCGACTCCTACATAAAGATGGCTGTCGCTAAATATAGTCAGCTCATCTTCAAAGCCGGCTATAACATTGTTGGCCAGAACGATGCTGCAGCAGAATATCTGCGGGGGCGACTCCGTATGATGTCCTTTATGACAGGCGTGCCGACGGATGTGTTATTCCAGCAAACCACGGACGACCTGGTTGCCTACTCCAATGCATTCTGGGTTAAGAGCAGACAGCCGATGACCAATATCGGCGGCCTATCTGCAAAAGGCGTTCTCGACTCCAATCCTGTATGCGGTTACTTCCGTATGGATCCCAGCACTGTCACCATCAAGCGCGATAAGTCCGGTACTATCAAGCAGTATCAGCAGGAGTCGGGCAACAATAAAAAGACATTCAAGCCTACGGATGTCATTCACTTCTACATAGATAAGGCTGGCGGCGCAGCGTTCGGCACACCTCGCCTAGCGGCGGCCCTAGAAGACGTAAAACTCCTTCGCAAAATCGAAGGTAATGTACTGAACCTCATCTATCGTTTTGCCATTCCCATCTATCAGATGAAGATTGGTTTACCGCAGGCAGGCTTTATGGCCACCGATAAGCAAATCAAGGAAGCAAAAAAAGAAGTTGAAAAGATGGCCAGCGACGGCGTCATGGTAACGAATGAATCCACGGACTTCAAAGCTATTGGTGCTGAAGGTCAAGCTCTGGATGCAACAGGCTACCTCAGCTATTTTGAAAAGCGCGTATTCTCCGCTCTTAATATGAGTGAGGCAATGATGGGGCGTGGCGGCAGCAAGCAAGATGCCGACTCTATGGAAGAGCAGGTTCACGATACCGTTAAATATATCCAGAGCAGATTCTCCATCTTCATGCGGGAAATGGTGTTCAATGAACTGCTTCTGGAGGGTGGCTACAACCCCATCATGAATGAGCCGGACATCATTGAGTTCCAGTTCAATGAAATCAACAACGAAACCCGCGTCAAGATGGAAACCCACGCGCTTAACCAGTTCCAGGGCAATACCATCACATTCGAGGAAATGCGTCAGCGAATTGGCCTGCGTGCCGACAATGTGGATGAAACCCGACTGTTCGTCAATATGGTTAAGATTCCAGAACAGGTTCAGGTTCTTCAAGCTAAGGCTGCCGCAAGTCCAACTGGTAGCGCTAATAGCCCTGGCCAGAATGCAAAGCCTAAAGATAACTCTGGAACGGTAAAAAACACCATGCAGCCTAAGAACCAGCATGGCACAGGATCTGCTTATATAAAAGAAATGACAGAGGCCGCTGACCCTACCATTACGATAAAAAATATCGATTTGTACAAAAAAAATTTCTCAAAAGTCTACAAAAGGTATTCTACAATGCGTAATGATGTATGTGAGCGGAACGCAAAAGCCGCAACAATCCTTCCTCTCGGCAGAGATGGTATCACAAAAACGCTAAAAGAGTACGTTATGGATGAAGCCCAGTTGGGCATTAAAAAAGCGCTAAAAGATAGCAAGCAAAAAGATGTATCTCTTAAGAAGCTTACGCTGGTACTTATCAATGACGAGATTGACCGTGTTACCAAAAGTCTTTTCAAGGATTTGAAGCGAAAACTTGAGAAAGCCAACGGCCGCCATGAGAAAGAGGCGGTATTCGATTCTCTTGAGTACAGACTGCGTTTCCTTGCAGAGCATATCGTAGCAAAGTCCTACACTTATGCTTATGCAAAAACGTGTGAACAGCTAGGGATTAAGAAAGTATATGTTGACTTCGGAAAGAGCGACGACAAGAAATCGCACGAATCGATTATCGACACATCAAACTTCGCCCTAGAGGATATACCTCCATTTCACGCATACTGTACATGCAATCTGACAATCAATAACTAGAGCAGGAGGTGATGTAGCGAAATGGCAATGTTTATACAGGAATTCTGTGGCGACAACCATGGCATTTCGACCAGCATAGTAGAAGACGAGAATCTTGGCGTTGGTCTTAATGTTACGGAAAGCGGTAGCTCCCAGTTACCCATTGACCCGAATTCCATCAATGTTGATGTTGAAGGCATTCACGCTTTCCCGCATGCAACACGCAATTTCACAAGATACATGCCTAAGTGCTTAAAGAACAGTGTTGAGTCTTGGACTAATCCGTATAATCGCCCTCTTATCAAGCATCACAATGAAAAGAATGGGAAGATAATCGGCCGCGTACTCAATGCAGAGTATGTTACAAGACAAACATTTTCTGGCACTCCTGCTCTCCTATTCACCGTCAATGTTCCTGGCGAAGAAGCCAAGAACGAAATCAAGAACGGTACAGAGAGTACGGTATCTATCGGGGTTATTGCACATGACGTTCGATGCAGCATCTGCGGCCAGCAGTTAGCTGGCGGCGAAACTTGCGAACACGAACGCGGTGTTACATATAACGGCGAAACATGCTACTGGGACATTCACAGCATGGAAGCCAAGGAATTAAGTTATGTGATTGTACCGAGTGATATCTATGCGAAGAATCGCAAGATATACGCGGCTACAACGAAGTCGGGAGAAAAAACTCAGATAACTGAAAGCCTCGACGACTCAATCAAAAAAGGAGAACAAAAGCAAATGGCAGCAGAAGAAATTCAGAAAGAATTGACTGAGGCTAAAGCTAAGATTACGACTCTCGAAGCCACGGTGTCTGAGCTTACCGAAGCACAGAAGGCTTCCGAAAAAACCGTAACTGAGCTTACCGAAGCAAAATCTGCACTTGAGAAGCAAGTAGCTGAACTCACAGAAGCAAAAGCAACTCTCGAACAGCAGGCAAAAGACGAAGCAGCTCTTAAAGAGGGTTTGGAGTCTTCTCTGGAAGAAACCAAGATTGCTCTCAAGAACAGTCTGGTTGAAACGATGCAGGCACTCCGCAAGGCGGCCGGCAAGAAAGAACTTGACGCTGAGACAATCAAGAATCGCTCTGAGGACTCTCTTAATGACGCAATCATGGACCTCAAAGAAGAAATGTCGTCCACTGAAGCAAGTCATCAGGCAAGTGCAACGCCCGAAGCTGGTTCCGTAAAAGACCCCACTCTTCAGGAGAAGGAAGAGGAACACGCTAGCGGCGTACATGTAACAGAAAGCAATGAGAACGAAAAGATTGACCTGGAAGCTGGTCTTAGCCAGTTGCTCTCAGGCATGGTTTCTTTCCACAAGTAATAGGAGGACTAAATAACAATGGCATTGCAACCGAATTCTTTTTCCGCACAGGAACGCCTCCAGCCAGGCGCTCGCGGTGAAATCTTCCAGGCTAACCTGCCTGGCCATCGTGATGGTGCTGACCGCATCAATCGCACACAGAACTTCATGAACGTATCCCAGCACGACGTACCGAACATCAAGTATGAGTTCGACTATCGTCTGCCGGTTCTCTTCAAATATGGCTTTGACTTTGGCTTTA